CAGGAGCCATTCCTAGATACATGCTAGCAAACATATCGGCGCCAGCTTCGCCAAAGTCGGCGGTAAATCTAGCCAACGCCTGCATCATAGCATTTCTTTGAGCAGGTTCTAATTTATTAAGAGCCATTTGAAATGCTATGTTCTGAGTAGCAGCAGCCATCTGTTGTTCTATTTGATCTATTTGCTTACCTGTTAACCCTCTTAATGCTGCGAGATTTTTCTGATAAGCCATAAAACTAGCAGCAGCTTCAGGTGCTGATCTTATTTGAGTTTGAGTTGCTCGTTCAATATGTACAGAATAAGATGCTAACCCGTCTGTTATATCTTCTGCGCTGAATCCCATATTCATCAGCTGAAGAGCCATGCTGTTAGTACCTTTGTATAACTCTCTATTGTAATCTGATAAGACTTTAGCGCCAGCGGTTACTGTACCACCTAAGCTGATTAAATCTTTTGAATGTTTTCTTATAACACCAACAAACTTATCTAAATCTAAATTTGTTCCTGCGGCAGCTTGTCGTAGCTCAATAATACTGTTATTGAAAGATGCTCCAACTTTACTACTAGATTTTAATTGATCATTCCAGCCTTCAAATACTTCAATAGTAGCTGTGATAGCACCGCCAAGCCCTCCAAGCAAACCTCCAAGTACTGGAATTTTACTGATAACTTGTTTGTTTAAAACATCAGTGTATGAACTTAATTTGTCATTGCCAGACGCAATCAGACCAGCAAATGCTCCAGCAGCACCGATAACATTGCCGATGCCTTTAGTAAAAGACGGGATTGATTTTTCTAGTTTAGCTATGTTAGCTGCCGGATTCCCACCTCCGCCTCCTCCTCCAGCGCCGCCAGCACCACTACTGCCTCCGCCAGACATGCCTTGTATAGCTGATACTACAGCCTGTAAGGTAGCTTCGCTAGCAGCGTTGTTGATTACAGCGCCGTCTAGTTGTCCGCCAAGGATTTCTACAGTAGTTGTGGCCATTTAATATTCTTTTCCGTTGTTCAGGATTAAAAACCCAGAAATCTGCGCATATAAATACGAGTAGACACTATTATTTATAGGTAATTAAAATGGCTGAATTTACAAATCAAAATATCATACAAGGACAACAGGCTAAGGCTGCTAACCCGTTGAGTTCGTTTTTTAGACAGCCAAAGATCTATGTCACGTTGCCTAGTAAAGGCGAATTCTATCCCGAAGGAGCATTAGAAGTATCTCCAACAGGTGAATACGCAGTATTTGCGATGACTGCTAGAGACGAACTGCTGTTTAAAACTCCTGATGCGCTAATGAATGGATCAGCTACTGCGGAAGTATTCAGAAGCTGTGTTCCTGCTATCAAAGATCCTTGGGCAGTTCCTAGCTTAGATGTTGATGCTATCTTGTGCGCTATCCGCATCGCTACATATGGCGCAGAGATGGATGTATCAGCTACGTGTCCAAAATGTCAAACAGTTAACGATGCTGTTGTTGATCTTAGAAGTGTATTAGATAACCTAAATAAGATTCAGTTCCAACAGACTGTCGAAATTGAAGGCAAGATGCTTATACATCTACAGCCAATGAACTACAAGCAAATCACAAAGACTGCGTTGAAAGCGTTAGAACATCAACGGATCTTCCAAGTTATCAACGATGAAAGTATTTCCGAACAAGACAAGCTGAGATTATTCCAAGACAGTTTTGTTAAATTAACAGATATGACTATCGATACTGCTGCTAATTGTATCAGCAAGATTGAAAGCACAGCTGGAACTACAGACAATCCAGAGTTTATCAAAGAATTCTTACAGAACGCAGACAAGAGCGTGTTCAAAGCTATCAATGATGCTGTAAACAAATCCCAAGAGAGCGGTACTATGAGCACATTCCACTCTAAATGTGAGAAGTGTGAAACTGAATGGGACGTTAGTTTAACGCTAGATAGTTCGGATTTTTTCGGACAAGGCTTTCGTCGTTAACGATTCCTGAAATCTTAGCTGAGACGGAAGCCTTAGACAAACAAGCTAAGGATATCAAATTAGAAGCATTTCGCAGCGTTTGGTATCTGCGAGGCGGAGTCTCTTACGCTGAAGCTATGAATCTCAGTTGGGAAGAAAGAGAAATTATAAATGAAATGGTAAAGGACCACTTGGAAATTACCAAGTCGTCCGGTTTACCTTTCTTTTAAGCCTGTACTCTTTTTAGAATAGCCATTGCCTTAGTCGTTGACTGAGGATCAGCTTTTAATAATTCAACAAACGCTTGACCTAACACACCTAACTGTCCAGGACCTAAGCGTCCACCTGACAGTGCCATGTTAGTGGCCTGTTTCAATTTAGCAGGATCAACTCCAGGCAACAACTGTGATAGTTGTTGTACATTCAAGTTGCCTTGCTTGTCTGCTTCAGGATCAGCAGATCCTGGTTTCTGAGCACTTTGTCCTGTATACCCTTGTTTAAATCCTTGAGCAAACTTAGACATCGCGCCACCTTGGTCGCCTGATTGGTCAGCACCTTGTGATTGGCCACCCATCGGACCTTGCGGTGATCCACCGCCTTGTGTGATGTTGCCTGTGTTTGGATCTAGACCATATCCCATCTTGGCAGCATCGTGCGCTGCCTGCATGAATGCTTTGTCGATAACGCCCTGAGGTAATGCTTCCTCAGTGTACATGCCTGCTGTTTGAATACCGCTTTTATCACGCATTGTCTTAAGGCCGTATCTGAAATTGTCAGCACCTGATGTGCCCATAGACTGTCCAGCTTTACGTTTTCCTAATAGTTCTGCTTTCTTAGCCGCTTGTTGTTTTGCTGTCAATGGAGCATTGCTAGCAGGAGCAGTTTTAGCTGCTGGTGCTGCTTGAGCAGCAGGTTCCTCTGCTGGCGGAACATTAATATCGCCTGTAGGTTCTTCTCTGCCCTGCGGTTGTGGGTTTTCAGCACTGCCTTGACCCATGCCTTTAAGTGCGTCCATGCCCTTATTAAGAGCAGTGCTAGCAGCACCTTTCATCTTGCCCATAGGACCGCCACCCATAGGACCAGCTGGTGCTCTGTTGACTTCTTGGTCTAGTACTGACTTAGCGCCATCAGATGGATAACCTTTGCTTTGTAGGAAACGAAGTACAGCATCGGCATCAGGCTCTAGCTTTGTTTGTCCAAGGAATCTATTAAAATCTCTCATTAGAGCATTGGCAATCTTACCAGTATCTAATTTACCAGTAGCTTTGTCACTACCGAACTTGCTCATTATACCAAGTCCAGCTCTCTTAAGCATTCCTTGAGGAGCTTCTGCGATCTTGGTTTCTAATACGATATCATTTATTCTCATGTTTGTCGTTTCCTAAAGCGATGATATATTTATATTCTAGAAGTGAGCTAAAGCTCACTTGTGTATTTCGCTTGCGCTCATACACATTTTTTCTTTCTTTTTATTATTTAATGATTTTAACGTTGAATGCGAAGCATTACGTATTATCTAGATCGTTCAGTCACACTTTGCCCTGGCCGGGCAAAGGAGCTTGCGCATTATCTGAGTCGCACAATCACATAGCTTTATGGCGTTACAGAGGCGGTTGTCCGGTACCTCGAGCCACGTCTTTATTACAACGGCGGAATATTATACAAAAGCTATCTCATATAACATTCGTGTAGCATCACTGCTACGTCTTTTAGCCTTAAATTCTTCTCTTTACACAGCAAACCAGTTATCGGCATATCTGATCAACGTCCTGTTAAGGATAGTGCTGTATAGCCTCTTCGCCAAGGTAGAGCTTCCTTACCGTCACACATCAGAACGGATTTCGGGCACCATTTCAGTCACCGGTGCGGGTTTATTTGGCGATTATTTTGCCTTTTTATGTTCTTCTAGACGCTGTCTAAGTATGTTTGATCCGCCGACTCTGACGTTTATAATGCCATTATAGTAGTCATCTGACTCTAAAACTCTGCGTTCAAACTGCTCTCTAGCTTCTAGATAGCTCATCTCTGCCTTAGATTTACAGTAGTAAAGTATTTCTCTTGTGAATTTTTCCGGGCCTTGTGCTTGGAGATCTGCGTTTAACCTATCAGACGAGCCATAATATTCGCGCCAATCGCTTTCTACTGTGCTGCGTCTTTTGAGTTTTTTGCCTTTAAGTGGTGGTTTAGTACGTTTGAACTGTGCTAATTTCTTGCCTATGTACTTTTGCCCGGTAGTTAGATTCGTAATAAGATAAACAAAGCCAATAACGCCTTCTGGGATTTCTTCTACGATTTGATTTTGATAAAGCCAAGTCACCCTTTATGTATCTTGGGTGGTCTGCCTAACATGCCTTTTCTGGTTTCCTTACGTGCCTTGCGTTTTGCCTGTATTTCTTCTCTTCTGGTACTGGCTTCGTTGCGTATTTCGCTAAGCCAATACCTTGCTTTGATACCCGCAGCATCACTCTTAGAGTATTCAAACTTGTCTTGCCATTTGAAATACTCTTGGAACGCTTTGATCAAACGATCATGGGTATCTGTTGTCATCCTACGATATCAATATCTGTTGAATAGCTGGTAAATCCGTTCTCTTTAACTACCTTGAGCACATGATTAACACGGCTAGTTAAGTCATCTCTGTGCGAAATCAAGAACACATTCTTGTTGCGCTCACGTGTCATACGCTTAAGAACAGCGATTGAGCTTTCAACACCACTAGCATCCATACCGCTATCAATCATTTCGTCGATGAATAACAAGTTGATTGGTGTGTACAGGCTTTCCCATACATCACGGAATGCCCATGATAGCGATAAGATCAGTCTATTTCTCTCGCCACGTGACAGATTGTCAAAGTCTAAGTCCTGTCCCAGCTGTGTAATCAACACAGTTAGATCATTTTGGAACTCAACAATGTGCGGAAGACCGATCTTATCTAGATAATAAGTCAGTCTGGTATTCAGGTAGTTCAAGTTCTGATCGATAATACGCTTACGTACGAAGCTGTCCTTGTTAGTCAACAGCTTGTACAAGAACTCTTGATGCTCTTTAACAGAAGTCAACTCGTTTACCTTGCCCCAATCGATCTCTTGTACCGCTGTACTCTTGAGTTCGTCGATCTGTTCTTGGTAGTTGTCTGTTTCTGCCCGCTTGTTTTCAAGTTCTTTCTCAAGACCAGCTAAGGTATTCTTGTGATTGTAAGCATCGTCAATGTTGTCGTAGCTAACTTTAGGCTGTGCGCCTAGCTCACCTAGCAGTTCTAGTGCTTCTTTGAATGTATCGATCTCAGTTTGATACTCATTTAAGCTAGTCTTGCTATCTTCTACCTGTTTAGCTTTAGATTCGACCATGGTAGTGTGTTTGTCATCGTGGATTTCTTGACCACAGCTATGACATTTATGTTCGGCTAGTGTAACTAACTCAGCTTCTAGCTTGTTTAACACACGCTGTTCTTTATCTAACGCAGCGGTCTGTTTAGCTACCATGCTTTGTAGCTGATCAATCTCTTTCTTGTTCTTGTTCCACTCAACTAGAGCCTTTTGATTTTCAATCTCTTGATCGATATCGATCGTGCTCAGCTTCTTGATAGATTTTTCAAAGTCTGCGATCTGTGAATCTTTAGTCTGCTGCCAAAGCTTCTGCTTGCGTACCAAGCTGTCAATGCTTTGCTGTATCTTTTCGTTGCTGACTTTGATAGTTTCGATCTTGGTGTTTTCAGCTTGGATCATATCTTTAGATATGCGGATGCTTTCTTTTAGGCTTTCGGCCTTTTCACTTAAGATCGTAATACCTAACAACTGCTCGATGATAGCACGTTGATCGTTAGACTTCATGCTCAAGAACGGTTCGGAATAAGTGTTAAGAGCTACGAGATGCTTGAACATCTCATGGCTCATGCCGAACAAACGCTCAATTTCTTTTTGCGTTTCTCTACTATCACCTTGACTTTCGTCTTGGCTGTCTAATGCTTGTTCTTGTCCGTTGATGCTGAACTTCAAAAAGGTAGGCTTGCGTCCACGTTCGATGTGATATTCTTGCCCATCTTTCTCAAAACTAACAGTGACCAACATGTTTTTGCCGTTGATCTTGTTAATCAAGTTATCTCGTTTGATGTTAGTCAGTGCTTGGCCATAGATAGCATAGCTCAAGCCGTTGATGATCGTAGTCTTACCAGTGCCATTTCTAGCACCTATATCATCTCCGCCTAAGTCTAGGTTCTCGCCTAGCACTAGAGTTAGCTGTCCTTTATCAAAGTCTACGGCTTGGGTCTGATTACCCACGCTCATAAAGTTTTTAACTGTTAGATTCTTGATATTGATCATAGATTACTATAAATCTCCATTAACAGCTTCTTGTCATAGGTATCAGAATCGATAGCAGTGATCTGATTCATAACAATAGTGTCTACGCTTTCAAATTGTAAGTCTACAGGCTGTGCGTTAGCTGATTCAACTTCAACCTTTTCCTGTATCAACATAAGCTCTCTCAGCTTATATTGCGGCATAAATGTTTCTTTGATAAAATTAGCTTCTTCAAATGTGATAGGCAAGTCAATAGTTACACGACAATGCATCTTTTCACGAAGCAGCTTCTCTGGTGAGTCAATAACTTGGCTCAACTTATAGTGTCTGTAAACAGGCTGTCCAGGCCAAGTACGGTATTCTGGCTTGCCACCCCATTCTAACATCATCATGCCTCGATCGTCATCGCCGGCATCCGCATAGTTGTGCGGGAAAGCATTACCCATATAGGTAATGTTGCCTTTGGTCTGACGTTTATGGAAGTGTCCTGAGAACACATACTCTTGATGTACGAAGTGATCGCTTTGTAACTGACCATGATCGGGCATCTGTACCATTGCGTTCATATAGAACAATGGCAGTTCAAAGTGTCCAAAGATGTAACGACTCTTTAGATTGGGCACAGTCTTCCATTCATCGCCAATCAGCCAAGGCATGATAGTGATATCGCCTTCAGTGATAGTTTGATTGACTACTGTGATCTTTGGAAACAGCCTAGCAAACTCTAAACTGTGGATTTCTCGCTTGTCTTTGTAGAACTCATCGTGATTGCCCATAATGAGATAGACCTTTTCAAAGCTGTCGTTTAGCTTTTCAAGGTTACTTACGGTATAGTTCATGGTACTAACATCAGTAGTACTGCGATTGTGATGCCAATCGCCTAGGAAGATTGCTGTTTCGCAACCTTCAGCCTTAGCGGTTTCGCAGAACCAAGTTACGAAATCTTCGCAGTCCTGATTATGTACCCTACTACCTGATTTTAAACCGAAATGTATATCGGTAAAGCAAGCTACTTTCTTAAAAAATGACATTTTGATCTCCTTGTTTATTATACTACAGTTCTAGTACAAGGTCAATCGTCTCCGCCCCAATCGGAATTAAAAGATGCTGCCGAAGCACTGTTGGCAGCAGGCGCTGCCGCAGTTGGTCCTGATCCGCTGTTTTGACGAGTCCAACTTGGATTCATGCCATTCATTTCAAGGATGTCGTCTCGGATGTTTTGATTGCGCTTCTCAATGTTAATAATTCTAACGAAACTATTGGTAACAGCAGCAGTATAATAAGCAAAAGGATTATTAGATTTGCTTTCGTCGAACTGTAAGCCAATCTGCGTAAGTTGTAAGATCGCTTGTCCTCGCATTTCGTCATTGTATGTGTAACCCCTAACGTTGCCGCGTGTAGCATATCGTTCGCACAGTTTGATAAACATGCGAGCCAGATTGTCAGTCATGCGTCCATGATCTTTGCTGAAGTAGCCGTTTTCCATGCCGCCTTTCCAATGACTCTTGCCAACACAGATAAGATTGTCTTGATCGTCAAACTTCCAATGTTGATAAGGAGGAAAGTTTACCTTCTCATGACTGTCAGCTGTGCTTTTAACAGTCTTTTTACGACCTGGAGCAAGAGGAATATGTTCAAAAGTCATAACTCTGATAACGATATCAGTTTTAGCGATCTTCTTATAGTCTACTTCAAAGTCCTTAGCTGGGACCTTTTTTTCTCTGCTGGCAATTTCATGAGCAGCTTTTGCCATTTTGCTGGCTCTATTGCGTTTAGCTTCTGCGATAGTTCGCACATTGATTTTTGCTAGGCTGGGCAAAATGATATCATAGTCTTCGTATTCTGGTGCTACGTATGAAGAATATGTGTTTTTGCTTCTATGTATTTCTTTTAATAGGTCTTTATTTGTTAGGTACTTTATCTTAGGTGCTTGTGTAATCATTAGGTTAGGATCCTCCGTGTACTTATATAATAGCACATTTTATACGAAATAAATAGACTAAAGGATACCAAAATCGCATGGCTCTACCGACTAATACAACTTCTACAGCAGGTACAACGAACCAGCAGATATACACTGCTGGGTCAAAAGGCTATACTGGTCTTTTGAATGTTATTAATTCTACTCCTGTTTACTATACAGACTATGTAAACAACGGAGTTAATGCCAACTTGAACGCTAACAATCCTAACGCATCAGGTGGCGGCGGAGCAGGTGGCGGTGGTAGAGGTATCAGCTTACCTAGCCTAAACTTAACAGGACTAGATAAAGCACTTGGTGTTCTAGGTGCGTTAGCAGCACTTGAACAGTTGCCAGGAATGATCAAGAACGCTGTTGGTGCTATTAAAGGTATTGCTCAATCTATCGTTAATACTGGTAAAGCACTACTAGCTTCGGCTAAGAGGCTATTGAATTTACCTAAAGCAATTATGGATTCTTTTAGCAGCATTGGTGATTCTTTTAAAGGAACATTTACAGACGTGTCTCCAAACAATCCTTGGGATTGGCGAGTGCGTATCAATACTAATTTTAGTGTATTTGGGTCTCCACTATTGGCTCCGTTAATTGATACAAAAGGAATGGTATTTCCCTTTGTGCCATCAATTATGGTTAACCATAAAGCCAATTATACAGTTACAGAACCCCTACACAGTAACTTTTCTTTCCAAGGTTACAAAAACAGCTCAGTAGAAGATATAACTATCACAGGCGAATTTGCTGTCCAGACAGACGAAGAAGGTCAGTACTGGTTAGCAGCAACTACATTTTTAAGATCTGCCACAAAGATGTTTTATGGTAATAGTACTCCGCAAGGTAATCCACCAATTGTGTGTAGACTAACAGGGTACGGTGATTATGTTTTTAATAATGTTCCAGTTGTTATAAAAAATTTCCAACTTGAACTACCTAAAGATACGAACTACAAAAAAATTATGACAAAGAATGGTAGTCCGGCATGGGTACCAATGACTAGTTCAGTGACTGTAGTTGTATCACCAGTATATAATAGAGCAAAATTGAGGTCATTTAGTTTACAAGATTATGCTAATGGCACAGCTAAAGGAGTAATGTAATGGCAAAGAATGTAACATATCTCAAAACATCTCCTTGGTATCTAACTGAACAGAATAATCAATATCTAGATGTATTAACAATACGACCAATTCCTGCTGCTGACAATGATCCTGAGTATTCTATAGAATCTCATTACAAGCACAGGCCCGATCTAATGGCATTCGACCTATATGGTAATGCTTCTCTTTGGTGGGTGTTTGCTCAACGAAACATGGATGTATTAAAAGATCCTGTCTATGATTTTGAACCAGGTACAGTAATTAAACTGCCAACTAAAGTAAATGTCTTTAAGTATTTAGGAATATAAATGGCACAATCTTTAGGTGACTTTATTAATGCTGTTAGTCGTACTGGTCAGGCATTAGATACAGCGATTATTAATGCTAACAGCAACAGCGGAGCAGCCGGCGTCGAAGGCCTGTTCCCAAATACAATTCCAAACCCACTCAAACAATTTGCCAGTTATACATATCTATGGGATCTAGGAGTTGCGACCCAGGAACAATTTAACAGCGGTTCTTATAGAAATGATGATGGTATTGATTATATTATTCTAGGAGAAGGCGGGTCCAACGGTTCAAAAAGAGTTAGTACTTTTTACGGAACTCCTGAATATTTTATCAACAATATTGAAATCAAACAGATAGAAGGTACACCAGCACAGCCTGTTGTTAACATGAAGTTTGACATATTCGAACCTTACAGCATGGCATTGTTTATACAGAGTTTACAGGTAGCTGCTGTAAAAGCCGGTTATGTTACCTATACAAATCAAGCACCATTTATATTAAGATTGCGATTTGTGGGCTGGGATGAAAATGGTAACCAGATAACTTCTGGCAGTGGCCTGAGTAGATATTTTCCTTTTACTTTTAAAAGCATAGGTGTAACTCATAACGAAACAGGGACTCTATATTCTTGCCAAGCAGCACCGTATGCTATGAATGCTTTTACAAACGTAACAAATTCTATCAAGAAAAGTGTATCTGTTAGCGGAAAAACTGTTGAAGAAGTATTAGGTGGAGATTCGCCGAAGGAAAAATCCTTAGCAACGGCTATCAACAACGAACAGCTAAGGATGAAAAATGAAGCCACTATTGGCGAAGCAGATGAATATAAGATTTTATTCCAAGACGAAAATGGTAAACCGTTTGATAAAATAGCTTCAGCATCATTTAATTTTGATATTAACTCTGCCGGTGCTATGCCAACTCCGGATGATAAAGAAGCTTATCAGAAAACATCAGCGGTTGCTAGAACAGCAGTTAACAGCGGAGATCTAAAATCTAGAGAATTTAGTTTTGATCCAGGAGCAAATAATAAGTCAGATGTTCCTAGATCTATAACTTCTATAATAACTGAAGTTGTTACTAACAGCGATTATTGTACAAAAGCATATTTGCCTGAAAATATAGATTCCGACGGATTTATAAATTGGTTTAGAATAGTAACCAACGTAAAATTTATACCAGGAAAGGTTGATGCTAAACGTAACCAGTTGGCACAGAGTTACGAGTTTATTGTAATACCTTATAGAGTACATAGCAGCAAAATAAAAAGTCCTTTGTCTCCAACGATTGGTGTAGATAGTTTAAAAAACAATGTTAAAAAAATCTACAATTATTCTTACACAGGTCTTAACGACGATGTTATTAAGTTTGATTTACAGCTAAACACACTTTACTATAAGGCAGTATTTGCTGGCCTACCAGAAAAGACCAGTGGCTCTGAAGCTGGACAAGGCGGTGCTGTTCCTAAAGAAACTGTAATGCGGGCCGGCGCCGGTACAGCCGCAGAGCAAGCATCGCAACCAACGGGAACTTACAGACAGCTAGTTGATACCGAAGCATATGATAGGCCAGCTGGCGGCGCAGCCGCAGATAGTCCTGAAGTTATTGTGGCTAGAAACGTACAGAAAGCTCTTATGGAAACTACAGATATGATTATTTGTAATATTGATATCTATGGTGATCCGTATTGGCTGTCGGATAATCAGCTAGGCAATTATACAAGTCCAAATAATGGAGGTATAACTGAAGACAATTATGCGCCTTATTCTGGGGGCGAAGTTAGATTGTATCTAAGATTTAAGACGCCGATAGACGCTCCAGCTGCTGGAGCATTGTATGATTTTCCCGGTGCTGGAGTTTCTGATAATCCGTTTAGTGGATTATACAGAGTAACGATAGTTGTAAACAAATTCTCAGACGGTATATTTTCACAAAATTTAAAATTGTTGAGAGATAGAGATCAACAAACAGATGACATTAAGAAAACAATTACTGATCCAGATCTTGGATTCTTTAAACCTGTGGGCGAAACTGATGCTTCTAAATCTTCTGATGCTAGCGCACCAGATGCTTCGGGATCAAAATAAAGGTAAGAGATGGCACAAGAATATAGAATAGACGAAAGCAAAGTTACTGGTCCTAAAATATCTGGTCCTAGGTTGGCTAGGGTAGTTAGCCACATGGATCCTACTTTTATGGGAGGACTAAAAGTTTCTCTCATTAAAATGGATTCGGATAAGTTTGGTGAAAAAACACAAGAACGATTTGTTAGATATTGCCCGCCATTCTTTGGTGCTACTAATTACGCATTCAGTGGTGCTAACACAGGCAACGATGCTGCTTATCAAGACACACAAAAAAGTTATGGTATGAGTTTTGTTCCGCCAGATGTTGGCGTAACTGTGCTGTGTATTTTCTTAGAAGAAACAGGTGAAGGTTTTTGGATAGGCTGTGTTCCTGATCGATATATGAATCAAATGGTACCTGCTATTGGTGCTAATGCTAACACAGATCAAGGACCTAGCGATGCCAAGTTGTATGAAAAAGATTGGCCATTACCGACAGCAGAATACAATAAAAAAGCAAACACACAGGCAACAAACAATGACATAGATAAAGTTAAAAGGCCAGTACATCCATTCGCTGGTGTTTTACAAAATCAAGGTTTGATCAAAGACTATTTTAGAGGAACTACTACGTCCTCTATGCGAAGAAATGCCATATCAAATGTCTATGGTATTTCTACTCCAGGTCCACTTGACAAAAGACCTAACGCAAAAAAAGCAAGATTGGGTGACAAGGACAATCTAACAGAACCTGTGTTTGTTAGCAGGATCGGCGGCACACAATTAGTAATGGACGACGGTGATGATCGATTCATTAGAAAGACAGCCGCAGGCGAAGGACCGCCTACATATATTCCAGCAGCACAAGGCGGCGGTGATGTACGTATTCCATCTAACGAATACTTCCGTGTAAGAACACGCACCGGTCATCAGATATTGCTACACAATTCAGAAGATTTAATTTACATTGGGCATGGCTCGGGTAGCTCATGGATTGAAATGAGCAGCAACGGCAAGATAGATATCTATGCTGCTGACTCTGTTAGCATACACACTGAACAAGACTTTAACTTCCGTGCTGACCGTGATATAAATTTTGAAGCTGGTCGTAACATGAATATTAAGACCATGGAAGGTCTTAAGATCGAAGTAGATAAGAGTATGAACTTGATTGTTACTGAAGATCAAAAGATCTGGATCAAAGGCAATCAAGAGACCACAGTAGATGGTGCGTTAAAAACTGCTGTAAAAAATTACAATCTCAGCGCATCAGAAGCTATGAAAATATCTTCGACACAAGACGCTAACTTTTCATCGACTGGTGGCAATGTTAATTTACAAGCAGCAACAAACACTAACATAACAAGTGCTGGTAATCATATAGAATTTGCCAAAAAAATCTTTATGAATTCTATTACACCAAAACCAGCAGAGTCCGCAGACACTTCAGGTATGGAAAAACCAACACCTACAGAATTAGGGGAAGTTCCTCAGACTAATGGTAGACAAGATTTCAAAGCAACACAATATCAAAACGAAACAGGATTGAAAACCACGCTCAAACGAGTTCCGATGCATGAACCTTGGGGCGGCCATGAGAATACAGATCCAGCCAAATATGATTCTAAAGTTTTAGACAGGGAGGCCAAAGATGCCGGCACGAATATATAACGTAAAAACAGTTGATACAGCGCAGGCGCAGGCTGGCGATTTCAGTCCTCAGACATTTGCCTACAAAGGATTCAACTCAAAATCAGTAACTACAGGATTCAAGCAAAACGATATTGATCTGATCAAACAAGATCTCTTGAATCACTTCCACATCAAGAAAGGTGAGAAGTTGATGAATCCAGACTTTGGTACCATTATCTGGGACATGATATTTGAGCCAATGACTCAGGAAAATCTACAGCTGATACAGGATGACGTATCGGAAATTATCAATAGAGACCCCAGAACAACAGCCAACAATATTACAGTAGACAGCACGGAATATGGTATTAGGATTGAAGTAGATCTCACATATAATCCCTTTGATCTTACTGAAAGATTAGCAATAAACTTCGACAAAGACAGCGTTCCTAATTAATAAAATGCGCGGTTAATTTTACCAAATAAATACTGTATAGGATTGAGAACAGATGACCACAACAGCTAGACAAAACAATTTAATACTGGCAGAAGACTGGAAGCGTATATACCAGACCTTTACCAACGCAGACTTTACCAGCTATGATTTTGAAAATCTACGCAGGGTAATGATCGCCTATCTAAAAGAAAATTATGCCGAAGATTTCAATGATTACATTGAAAGTTCTGAATATGTGGCATTGGTTGATTTGATAGCATTCCTTGGGCAAAGTCTAGCGTTCCGCATCGATCTATCCAGCCGCGAGAATTTTATTGAGCTAGCTAGCAGAAAAGAAAGTGTGCTAAGAATAGCACGTATGCTAGCCTACAATGCTAAAAGAAACAAAGCAGCTAGCGGTCTTTTGAAATTTGACACAGTATCAACTACAGAAGCACTATATGACTCGAACGGTGTTAATCTTTCAAAACAAACTATCATCTGGAATGACCCTACAAATTCAAATTGGTATCAACAATTTATCACAGTCCTAAACGCAGCTATGGTTCCAAACACTGAGTTTGGAAAAAGCCAGGGCACTGCGTCAGTTGACGGGATTACTGCTGATCAATATAGATTCAATTCAACTAATACCGGAATACCAGTATACTCATTTAACAAAGTAGTAGCTGGCCGTTCTATGCGTTTTGAAATAATGAGTACATCTATTTTAGGGGCTGACTCGATCTATGAAGAAACTCCCCTGCCAGGAAATAGACTAGGATTTTTATACAGACAAGATGGCAAAGGTAATGCTAGTCCTAACTCAGGATTTTTCCTGATGTTCAAACAAGGCAATACCACAACAGCTGAGTTCCAAATTCCTCAGCCAACGGTCAATGAAATTATTGGAGTTACAACTAATAACATCAATAATGATGATGTTTGGTTGTATCAATTAGATTCAAACGGCAACGAAGCAACATTATGGACACAGGTGTCATCTTTAACTGGAAACAACACTGTTTATAACAGTATTGCTAATGGTCAGAAAAATATCTATAGTGTAATAACAAAACCAAATGATCAAATAGATCTGTTATTTTCAGATGGCGTGTACGGCAACCTACCAAGAGGTTCATTTAGAACATATTACAGAGTTTCAAATGGTTTGAGATATCAAATATCTTCAAGTGATATGAGAGGTATTTCTATCGACATTCCATATGTAAGCGCAGCAGGTGTCAGTCAAACATTGACCATAAGCATGAGTTTGAACTATAGTGTTTCTAACAGTTCTTCTTCTGAAGACATTAACTCTATTAGAACAAATGCTCCTGCGGTATATTACACACAGAATAGAATGATCACTGGTGAAGATTATAATCTTGCTCCTTTAGGCAGCAGCCAGGATATTCTAAAAGTCAAAGCGATCAACAGAACAAGCAGCGGCATTTCTAGAAACTTTGATATTATCGATGCTTCTGGAAAATACAGTAATGTAAATGTGTTCTGTGACGACGGGCTTATCTACAGATACAACAGCGAAAGAACTTTTGCGTATACTAGCACAAATAAAAATATTCTTTTAAACTATGTCAAGGAAACTATCGAACCTGCTGTATCAAATTTCCAGACATACAATTTTTACATCACAAACTTTGATAAGATTTTCCTATCAGACGTTAACGTAAAATGGATTAAAACATCTTCAGATTCTACAGCGACTACAGGATACTTTGGTAACGCATTTGACAATTTTCCTATCAAGGTAGGCACATATACTGCCAGTAACTTGAAATATGTAGAAGCAGGATCTCTAGTAAAATTTATTCCTGTACTATCTACCCAGGCATTTAAGAATGGAGAGATTGTTGACTATGATCCATTAGACGTTGATCAACAAAGATACATTTGGTCTAAAGTTGTACAGGTCACTGGTGACGGAACAAACGCAGGAAAAGGAAATCTAGCCAACGGGTTAGGTCCAATAAAATTCAGCGAAGTTATTCCCCATGGTGCTAAACCTAGCCAAGTTGTTCCGAGATTCATTAGCAACTTTAATAATGACATTGAAACTGAAATTGTAAATCTCAGCTTTGCTCGTGAGACATTTGGTCTACGTTATGACCGAGCTACACGCAGTTGGAAAACAATTACATCTGGTAACATTGATTTGATGTCTGATTTTAATCTAGGACAAGCAGGAGATACTACAAACAAAGGGCTTGATGCTTCTTGGTTGTTGGCATTTGTTTACGATGGAGAATCTTATATTGTACGACTACGAGGAACAGATTACATTTTCTCAAGTGTACAGCAAAACAGATTCTACTTTGATGTTGATCACAAAATATACGACAGCAAAACAAGAAAAGTTATCAAAGACACTATCAGTGTGTTGGCCATTAATAGATCTCCATTGGGATCAGAAAAAGGATCATTGGAGATAGCCAATCAGATCTTGGCACAATTCGCAGCTAATCCTAACAGCACACTAGCTGATATATTGCCTATCGTAGACGAAAAGCAAATATTGAAACAAGACATTCCGTTTACAGTGTCAGATGCTGTAAGATATGACGATGGTTACCAAGCTAACGAATCAATCAAGATTGCGTTCAATGACGGAAACGATGACGGAGTTATTGATAATCCAGATGCCTTTGATGAAATTGTTGGTGTTAACAGTGAAACAAAATATTTGTTCTTCCAACAAAGCACAGACGAATTTGGAGCAAAGACTCTAACTTTTATTCCTAATATGGATTCTAAGTTCATTGTAAAAGACAAAGAAGCCAATGCTAGCG